TGTATCGCGGCCTAGTCAGAGCTGACCTCATCGCCTTCACGGAACACCTCGGATACGTGAACGCGCCCTTCCATGAGCAGATCTACAGGATCCTTCAGGATCGACGCGTTAGACGCGGCATCATCATTCTACCTCCAGGCCACGGCAAATCCACCAGTTCCACAATCAACTATCCGCTATGGCGGCTCGGGAACAATCCCGATCTACGCTTCATCATAACAAGTCACACCGCAGATTTCGTGGCATCCTTCGTCCGCGAGATCAAGGGCTGGATGGCTCATCCGCGATTCGTGGAGATCTTCGGAGACCTCAAACCATTCCATCCCAGCAAATGGTCGCAACATGAAATCATTGTCTCCCGCTCGCCGACTGCTCTTCCTCAAAAGGATCCATCCATCACAGCCATCGGTGTCGAACAAGCCATTATCGGACGACGCGTCGACGAGATCGTCTGCGATGATATCGTGGACGAGGACTGGGCGAACAGCGAATCGCTGCGAGACCGACTGCGAACATGGTTCAAGAAGGAACTGCTCGAAAGACTCGAACCGAACGGGCGTCTCTTCGTCGTAGGCACCAGATGGAGCTACCTCGACCTCTACGCGGAGCTCCTTGAGGAATGGCCTGCCAAGTGGCCTGAGATATCGAACGGTTGCACTCAGCTTGTGCTGCCTGCCGTCAACGAAGCCAATAATGTCCTATGGGAAGCAAAATGGCCGCTGTCCGCTCTTCTGACGAAGAAGACGGAAGTTGGCCCGATAATGTGGAGCGCACAGTACCTCCACAACCCCAGCCCGATCGAAGGAACCGAACTCAAGAAAGAATGGCTCCACTACTGGGATCCTGCAATCGACGATCCAGCGAAGAAGATCCACAAGCTGCCGAATCGTGCTGATCTCTTGCTCTTCCAGGGATGGGATCTCGGAATCAGCGAAGCCACGACTGCCAATCCCACCGTAGGCTTGACGTTAGGCATCTCCAGGGAAGGCCGAGCTTTCGTCCTCGACTGTGAGAGGAAGCAACTGGACTTTCCAGCTCAGGTTGCAGCAGTCGAAAGCCTGGCGCTCGCATGGAAGCCTGAGAAGATCGGGATCGAAGCCGTTGCCTACCAGAAGGCTCTTCCCCAATGGGTCAAGCGCGGACTAATCCCCGTCATTCCGATCGAGCAAACGCGGAATAAGGATTTGAGGATCCTCGGCCTCGCGCCCTACTTCCAGAACGGCACCATCTGCATCGCCCGAACTGGCCAAGACGAGCTCTTGATGGAGTATCTGCAATTTCCGAAAGGCCGCAAGGATACCCTCGATGCGCTCGAAATTGCTTTCCGCATCACCAGATCCCATCTGGCTCCTGGGGCTACAGTCTTCGAGCCTCCTTCTGCATACGATGAGCTCCTGCGAGGTCGGGACGAGACCCGAGAACGCTTCCTCCGTGGAACAAGGTGAGACGCATGAGTAAAGATCCAGGTCTCGGAGACAAGATCCGCCTCAGCCTAGTCCGCATGATCGCTGGCTCCAAAGTTCTCTCGATTATTGAGGATCAGATGTTCAAGACTCGAGGCGCGATCAGCCGATATCTCCTGACCCCTGGCGTGGCGATTCGCGAGCCTGAATGGAACCTGGAGCTCATCCAGGACATCTGCGACCAGAGCTTCGTTATGGAGATGATCACGCGGACGCTATGTCAGGAGGTCGCCCGTCCAGGACTCGAGATCAAAGCCCGCTTTGTCCACAAATGCGCGAAATGCGGAAACGAGTACCAGTCCGAGACGAAGGAATGCCAAGAATGCCATGGCACGGAATTCCGCTCGCCCGCTTCGAACGAGCGGAAGATCCTCGAGGAGATCCTGAGACATCCCAATTCAACTGACGATTGGGACCGCATCGTACGCTCTATGGTCGAGAACGACCTGAAGGTCGGCAACTGGTGGCTGAGCATCACCTACCAAGACGTCATAGATCCAGAGACCAAGAAAGTCGAGAAGCGAGTCGCAGAGCTCTTCGTCGAAGACCCACGCTGGATCAGGATCCTTGCGGACGAGAAGGGCCGCATCCGATCGGACCTATACTTCTGTCCGAAATGCTACAAGAAGGATATCCACTACACGCTGAAGCCTGAAGAGATCGAGAGCGGCATCGCGCCGACGTGTCCGACATGCGACGGCCCACTGACGATGACCGCGTACCTCCAGGAAGTCCACGGCGAAATCACCTCGCGCTGGGGCCTAGACGAGATGGTCCACGGCTCTTCGACGCAGCGATTGCCAGAACTCTACGGTCGGCCGCGTCCGCTGAGCGTCTGGAAATGGCTCATCATGCTCCGCATGATGATCGACTACAACACGGAGATCTACAGCACAGGCTACGTCAGCGGCTTCCTAGTCTTCCAAGGCCTCGACCAGGACCATGTGAACGCGATCAAAGCGCAGATCGAGAAGGATATCGAAGCCAAACAGATCATAGATCCAGTCACAGGCGAAACTCGTCCCTCGCTCCGCGTCAGACAAGCCTGGATCGGCACAGGCACGCTTGGAGAGAAACCTCTCGCGGCCGAGTTCATAGAGTCCATGCCTGACCCTGCGCAGATGCAGAGCCTCGACTGGTTCAAGTTCGGAATCGAGAAGGTCACAAGCGTCTTCGGCGTCACGCCCGTCTTCGTCTCAATCATCGAGTCTGGCCGCGCAGGCAACAACCCCAGAATGCAGATCGACGTCCAAAACCGCACGATCCAGGAACTCCAGAAAAGCATCGTCTCCGCGCTGAACAAGCAACTCCTAGATCGCCTCAGGATTCGGGATTGGGAGCTCGCATTCCGAGATATCGAGCTCCGAGACGAACTCCGCCAGGTCCAGATCCACGAGATACGCGCTCGCGCAGCGGAACGATGGCTTGCAGCAGGCTTCACGGTGAAGATCGACCCGAAGACGGACGACATCATCGTCAGCGGGGAAGGCAAACCGCCTGCGGAAGCCCCGCCCGAAGCTCGAGGAGTCCCTGGACCTCACATCTCAGAAGAGAGCGGGGACATCCTGGAGAAACGCCATTTTTTCTCTAAAGCGAAACCCACGATTCTAGGAGGGCCCGAACATACTGAGCCACAATGGACGCGGCTCGCGATCAAGCAGGAACGCAGCCTCGCCAGGAAGCTCCGCCAGATCCTACTCAGCTATCGCGATCAGAAGATCAGCCGAGAAGAAGCCCTCAAACTGGGCGAAGAGACCATAACGAAACATCAGCCTGTCCTCGAAAAGATCTCCCTCATGAAGTACAATGAGATGCTTAGACGCATGCTCCCCGTTCGCGAACGTCGTGGATTCGAACCCTTGAAGGACCTACCGCCAGAAGCCTTGAGGCGAATATCCGCGATACTCGAGGGCGCTCTCACGGATTTCCGATCAATCCTAGGAGACGTGTCGACGCAGGCGTAAGCCTTGAAGAATCTCCCCAGCAACCCCGCTTCGCCCTCGTTGCTCAGGCTCGAGGCAGCACCCAAAATATGAAATCCTTACACAAGCATACGAGGCTACTGGCTTCATCAGATTTCGCTGTTTGCCTGAGTTGAGTTCGCGGATTTCTGGTGATCGCCGAGGGAGCGCCGAGGAGGGGCGCAAAGAGAAGTACCCAGAAGATGAAGGAGATGAGGTTGAGATGTCTGAGAAAGAGATTGAAAGTATCGTTCGTGATTTTCGTGAGGCGTTTGTGAAAAGGGATGTGGAGAAGATGCTCTCCTTCTTTGCAGAAGACGCGGTCTTGGTCACACCTGCGGGCACATTCAAGGGCAAACAGGAGGTGAAGCGTTACTGGACTTGGGAGACTGGGGTTAGCCCGACTGAAACGTCTAGAGCCTCTGGAATTGGAACCATGGTGAAGGATAATAGAGCTGTTTCCGAGAGCGTTTCGGAGGGCGACTTTGAAGGTAAGAAATACGAAGCGCCGGGCACTACCGTGTACGAATTCAACGATGACAAGATTCAGCAGATGAGGCTATACTACGACAAGCTGTCGATCGTTAAGCAAGTGACGATGCAATACACAGGCATCACCGGCTGGTTCGCAAAAAGACTGGTGAACTACATCGTGGGACAAGCGGAAAAGGGCTTACACTAGTGTTGTTTCGCACGGTTTCAAATCGTTTCTGACGGTTTCCCTCCTCGTTCTGGCTCAAGAGAATCACAATAGTCGGCAAGGAGAGGGTTCATCGATTGAACCCACAGGGCAAGGGGCCATCAGCTTGGCAACCCGACGCCGAGCGCATGTGAAGAAGAGTCGACATCATGGCTGCCGCGGCTGACTTCTGGCGGACCCTTCCAGGGCTACTCGCTCGTCTCTCAGACCTTGCTCATCATTTTACATGGTCCACAGTGAACACTGCAGTCCGCGAGAGCGTTGCGGTCGTCGAAGCTGAGAGACCTCCTGGGGAAAGACGTCGGATCCGCTGGGCCACGATGGGTGATGAGAAAGTCTGCGCAGTCTGTGGTGAGAACGAGGACGAATACTCGCTCGATGAACCGCTTCCTGAGATGCCTGCGCATGTGATGTGTCGCTGCCACTGGGAAATTGTTGAATGACAGGGTCGACTAGACGCGGACCTCGGGACCGTTGGCGTCCCGTCAAGGATGCAAAAGAGCTAGACTGGCTGCT